TGAATGCGTTGAGCACCCAAGCTTCTGCTGCTGGAACAATCTCCGCCGGACCGGTCACTATTCGGTATGCGTATCTTACGCCATTTAACCGAACGGCGATCAATTACGGCGTGCTTGTTCCCGCGTATTCCATCAGGACCCACTATAGTCAGAGCGTTAGACAATTTGCAACATGGGAATATTTTGTTCCCATGCCGCAGAAAATCGAAACGCGCCTCGCCCGCTATAAGAAAGCGGCTGAGAATCTGATCGGTGAAGGCGCTAGCGCCGGAACCGTGTGGAACCTAACCCCCTGGACCTGGTTGACGGACTGGTTTGTTGATTTTGGAGGTTTACTCCATTACCAGCAGGCCGTCGCAGATAATCAGGTCGTGGCAACCACCAACGGATACTCCATTTGGGAGGAGATGTCAGTGGAAGCCGAGCTGTTCGATCCAGTGTATGATCCCGCAGGTGTCACTCAGCCATGGTTGGCTGATGTCACTCAGGGGCACGCTGTATCGTCAGTTAAGTGGCGCCGTCATAAGCGCCAAGGGGGTAACCCGTATGCAATAGGCCCTACTTGGACTGGTTTCAGTCCTCAGCAGTGGGCTATCTTAGCTGCCCTGGGTGTTTCCCATGGTGGCAACGTGCCGATTCATAGATGAATCGGTGCGGTCGGGTTACGGAAACTCCGTATCCCGCTCATCGCCGTGAGGCGTAGAGAGGAATTAGAGCTATGGCTCTTGCCGACCCTCAGTCAGTTACTATCGGTGGGACTGCAACGTCCCTGCCGCGTGTTGGTAGCTCGCTCGATCAGAGCGTCTACCAGGACGCGACTGGCCAGGTCCTCTTTTGGACCCAGCACAGTTCGTCCAAGCGCACGCGGCACACGGTAAAGCTCCAGAAGAGCCTCATCGTGGCCGACCCCCTGGTCCCCAGCCAGAACCAGAACGTTTCCTACAGCGCCCACATCGTTTTCGACATGCCGAAGAACGGCGTCGTCGCAAGCGACATGATCGCGCTCGGAAATGCTCTGGTGGCATGGGCCACTTCGGCCAACATCACAAAGATTGTTGGCGGGGAGTCCTAAGTGCCTGGTCCTTCTTCCCCAAAAGGGAAGGGACCTGGCACCCAAGGTACGGACTTTTGCTTGGCTGGCTTACGACGTAATTACTTACGTCTATGCGCGGGTGTATTACCGCGTGCGGCCTTCCAAGTTTGTCCTATGACTGAATAAAGCAGACCATGCTACGATTCCGCAACCTCTTGTGGAGGAACGGATGAAAAGCGTAGTCATGCTCTGGGTCGCCTGCTTGAAAGAAGCAGGTGATCAGTACCGTGTGCGCACTAATCGTGACTTGGCTTACGCCTTGTCACGCGTCGAAAAAGAAGGGCTATCCTTTCTTGGGATAACTCTTCCCAACTTCGAGAAGGACCTCCTTACGGCGGTCGCTCGAGGTTATGCTGGCTCCGACCTCTTTGCTGGTTTTACTCAGCGAGGCGGTCTCCCGACATTCATGTCGGGTTTCCTTTGCCAGATTTTCGACGTCGACGGATTGCTCCGTGATGACGCTGATCCCTCCCTTCTGAGGGCGGTTCGGCAAGTCTTGCTCCTTGTGAGCAAGACCGAGGCTCCTTACTCGAAAGAGAGCAAGGAGAAGGCTATTGCAGCCTACGTCACAACGGACGCATTGCTTGATGAGATTCCGAATGACTTACTTTCTGTCTTCGGAACAGTTAGTGGGAACCTCTTGGGTCCCTACTTTACTGCACTGGAATCCCGTCTCTGGTCAGGAGACTGGCACCCCAGAAACTCATCAGGTGCGCTCGCCACTCGTGAGTCTTACAACTCACGGTATGGTAACCGCACTTGGACCGAGAGGCTACAGGGCGTGTTCCCTTACTGGGAAGACCTTGCAGTCTCACCTCGAGAAATTATTGATTTCCGAGATGAATTCTCGATCCTGGCTAGGAACGAAGAACACCCTGTTAGGGTGACCCTCGTCCCTAAAACGATGAAAGGCCCACGCATCATTGCCATGGAACCCTGCTGGATGCAATTCGTCCAACAAGGTATACTTGGCGCGATGACCGAGCTAATCGAGTTAGAGGAGTTTAGGCAATATGCCCAAATCTTTTCATGGCTCGATCAGGAACCCAACCGGGAATTATCCCGTGAGGGGTCGATCGATGGCAGTTATGCCACCCTCGATTTATCCGAAGCTTCGGATCGTGTGTCTCTCGAGCTTGCTTGCGCTCTTTTTGCTAGGCACCCTTTTCTCAAGGAGTGCGTATTAGCATGTCGCTCCGAAACGGCATCACTGCCGTCAGGAAAAACAATTGCGCTTCGCAAGTTTGCCTCTATGGGCTCAGCACTGTGCTTTCCAATCGAGTCGATGGTATTCTTTATCATCGAAGCGATTGCATGGGCTGAGTCCGAAGGCATCGAACCGTCGAAACTCCGCATGCGTGATATTCCGCGCATGCGCGTCTATGGGGATGATCTTATTGTCCCCACGACAGCCGCACAAACTCTCCGTCTTTTGCTTGAAGCTTATGGCCTCAAGGTAAATGCTCGTAAGAGCTTTACGACCGGTCTGTTCCGCGAAAGTTGCGGGGCAGACTGGTTCAAAGGTAAGGATGTCTCGGTGTTCAAGCTCCGAGCTCTTTTCCCGGACGGAAAGCATCAGTACGACCTGATCGAACGGGCAATCGGGTTCCATAACCGCGCGTATAGTGCGGGGTGGTT